CGCCAATTCCGCCGCCAGTAGTCTTAAAGTAAATGGTATTCGGGTCTGTTCCCGTGCCATCCACTTGCACATGATAGCCGTCAACGGTGTTGGCGTTTCCGGTAATATCAATACCCCAAGTTCCACTAGCCCCGGTACCAGTCTTGGACGGAGCATCGTTAGCGATTTCGGCGTTGACAAATGCGGTAGTAGCAACTTGTGTGGTATTAGTGCCGACGGCCGCAGTCGGCGCTGTCGGCGTTCCCGTCAATGCCGGGGACGCCAACGGGGCTTTTGCCGCCAAGTCCGATACTAAGTTGGTAATTTTGCTTTGCGGCAGTTCTGGGACATCCGTAGCAGACGCCGCCGCCAGCGCACCGGCACTACCTTTCAAAAGGCCGGAAACTGACGTTGAAAGCGTAATGGCCGGAGTTGTAGTCGAGTTGGCTACTGAACCGGATAGCCCATTAGCCGACACAACCGATACGCTTGTGACGGTACCCGAACCGTTTGTTTGATTTTCCCAAAGCCCATTGTTGTACGTAAGAACTTGCCCATTGGACGGGGACGTGATGTTTACGTTATGTAGTTCGTCGAGTTCATACCCGTTATCAACTTTGACAAAAATCTTGCCCTGATTGATGTGGGCGTAAATAACGAAGCCAACGATTACCGTATGGGTCGGAGCCGACGGCTTTACATTAGTAATCTGGCCAGCAGTCGTACCTGATAAATACAACACATCGCCGTCGTTCCATGATTCGCCCTGAAGCGAACCCGTGGTATTGATGTTCGTAATGGTGCCGCCGGTGCAGACAAAGCCTTCTTGGTTATTGGCAATCGTTTCGTTGACAAGGCCAATGGTGTCGGCAGAGTTGGCGTCATTGTTGGCTTGCGCTAGTGCAACTTTTGGGCGTTGCCCTTGGGCGCCGCTAATCTTAACGCATTGGTAATTGGCGGCCGATAAACTAGAACCTATTTTATTAACGATGCGGATTACTTGTTTCTGACCAATGTGGATTGTTACGCTACCGCCTTTTAGGCCAAGGTCGAGCGTACCGTCTTGGTCGTTCCAGAACAGACGGCCAACGGCGGTGGCTGGGGCGGCGGCGGTGTCAAAGTCCACATAGTCGGCAAGGCTGATACCGCTATTGATGCCGGTAGCGTCGTCTTTGCTGACAATTTTGTTAGCCGGAAGCGTTACAAATACGTCTTTTGTACCGGCGGGGAAGTTGACTTTGGCGTTGGAATTGGAAGACGCCAGAACTATGTCGCGGCTCAACGTGCCACTACCAACGGTTCCTACGCCGACTTCCCAGTTATCGTTGCCTTCGGCAACAATGGCGTAATACGTGGTATTGCCGGTTCCTATTGTAGAAAACGGCTCAAACGTATCCGAAGACCCACCTAAAGATATGGTTCCTAGCCCAACAGTTGTGGTTGTTTCTTTAACTCGGTCTTTCAGTATTAGGGTCATAGATTAACCAATAGGGCGGACGCGCGCGCGCAGGGGTCCGCCAGAGTGCTTCGCGCGCTCGTCGCTCAAGCGGATTTCTTCGAGAAGTTGGTCAGCCATTCCTTTCCACAAAGCAACGCGCTCGTCTTCTCTAAGATACGGAGCCGCATGAACAAGAGTGGCATACACGTAAAGGTCTGGCCATGCCGTCAACAACCAGTTGGCCGGGTTTCCGTCAGACAACGCCGGAATCTTCATGTAATATGTCATGTCGATTTCGGTGTTGGCTCCAACCGGGGGGACAACTTCAAGTTGTTCGCCGACAATAGTGTAGGCGTCGGCGTTGGTTTCGCCGTAACGGTTGGCGCGGATACGGTCAGCTTGGTCCAGCGTCACGAAGTCCAGAACGCGGACGGGGGTGACGTTAAGTTGCAGATTGATGGCTTCCAACCAATCCGTAGGGATTTGGATGTATTGCCCGGTCAAGGTCGCGTACGCGCGCTTAACTTGCTGGCGGGTACGCAGTTCACGATTGAACTTTGCCTCGGCCAGTTGAATGAAATTTGGAATTGCCGCAGTCAAATCAGCGCGGTTGAGCCAATCGGCTACTGCTGTCTTTAACTCGGAATAAGTAGAGATGGCCATTAGATTTTACCCGGACGCATACGGAAGTGACGGTTATCGCTGTCGTTAAGCCATTCTTTGAATTTTTTCTGGTCGTCGATAATGCCTTTGGCCTTTAGGTCAAAATAAAGCGGAAGCGGGATGCTGGCTACTAACTGGCCGTCGCCCCACCGTGCTTTTTCATCGACGTTGTTGTAACGCTGTTTGTTGAGTTCAACAATGTTAGTGATGTCGTGTTCCGTTTCAATGGTACACTCCTCAGTTTCATCGTCGTAGCTGAAATACCGCTTGGAGCCGGTAAGAGGGTCAATATCAAATAAGCGTTTATCAGTCATAGGAAGTTAGGGGCCGGGTTGGCCGGCCCCTTCCTTTTCTTCAGATTACGACAGGTCGGCGATGATGCCGTGGGCTTTTTGTTGCTTAACTTTCAGGCCCCACTCACCAATCAGCATACGCTTTTCAGCGTCGCCGGTTTTGGCCAGTTCGACTTGGGTAATCGGACGGAGCCAGCACAGTTCGGCGAAATCCGGGTCCAGAACGAACGCATCACGGTTACGCTGGAAGCGGTTCGGAACGATGGACACTTGGCCGAAGTCGGACACGTACACGTCAGCGGCACCGATGATGGCGGCCGTTTTCGGGGCGGACAGGTTGAAGCGGATGTCGGCGATGCCGGTGAAGGTCGAGGCGACAACTTTGTTGCCGGGGCCAACCATCAGCATCTTCGGGGTGCCGCCTTCGGTCCACACTTTCTGGATGACGTCTTTCAGCATGGCTTCGGTGAACGCACGGGTGGTACCGTCGGTAGCAGCGGCATTGACCAGGCCATTCGACACAGTCGGATCGGCACCGCCGGAACCACGATTGTCGTTGGTGCGAAGGAACGCCGGCAGACCAGCGGTACGACGGGCGGTGGACGGCATGGAACCGGCAACGGCGGCTTGGTTAGCCAGCGCGGCGGATTCGATGTCACGCTTCAGTTCGGCGCCTTTCTTGGACAGCTGATAGGCAATTTCCGAACGACGGCCGGCTTTGTCCAGCTTTTCCAAGGTACCCGAAATCAGGACGTCTTTACGGCTGATTTGGGTGTAGTTGGCCAGACGGTCGGTGGCAACAGCGGCGGTGAACGAGGTGACGTCGTCGCCTTCAACAACAGCGTTGTTGTCAACGGCGGCGGCCAGTTCATCGACTTGCCATTCGAAAATGGTGTTGGAAACGGTGCCGCGACCAATGTTGTTGGTGAACGGGGTGTCTTCCGGCGAGATGTTGTAGATGACATTTGCGAGGTCTTCGCGGATGCCCTTCGCGTCGTAACGCGAGTAGGTGTTGGTAATAGCAGTCATTTTGATTCCTTAAAAAGTGAAGTTAGAGAAGTTTTTCAATCAGACGGGCGGCGTCTTGGACGCGACCCGTTTTGGCGAGGCGTTGCCTATCACGATTCGCTTCTGAAACAACTTTACCCACTTTGGCTGAACCCGGCTTGGATACAGGAACCGTTTGTTTCGGTTTGGCCTGATTCCGCTTGGCAAGCATTTCATCGTACTTCATGGCTTTATACAAGCCAAGAACCGCACGATGGTCGGTAACGGCGTCTAATTCATCCGCCGAAAATCCGAGTTTTTGGGCATATTCTTTGACCTTCGCGCGCTCGGCGCTGGCAACTTTCGCGTCTTTCCATGACGGCATACGCTCCAGCAACAACTCACGTTCTTGGGTCAAATGATGCTCAAACTGCTTAACTTGCTCGTTCTGGTGCAACTGGTTAAGGCGGGCTTGTTCGGCTTGAATAGCCGCAAGTTGCTCTTGACGGTGTTGCATCTGAACGCGCCATTTGCGTTCTTCCTGAATCGCGCCAATGGGGTCTTGTTGATACAAAGTTTCCCAATCCGGCTCTTGATTCGCCATCGCGTGTAACTGTTGTTGCAACGCGGGTAAAAGTTGTTCGTACTGCGAACGTTCTTCCCGGATAACACTCAACTCGGCTTCCAGAGCCTTACGCTCCTCGGCCACTTGTTGAGTTTTACGGGTATAGTCCGACTGGCGCAGATAACCTTTCTTGAGTTCGTCAACCGTAACCTGTTTGCCGTCGAGTTCGACAACAATTTCTTGAGGTTGGTCTTCTTGCTCGTCTGGCTCCGCATCCTCGTCGTACTCGGAATCTTCGTTGTCGGGGTCTTCGGGTGCCTCGCCGTTGTCCTCGACATCATCGGATTCTTCTGCGTCGGAAGTTTCCTCGTAGGAATCTTCGTCTGCTTGCAACGCTTCGTCCTGTTCTGGGGCTTGGTTGTCGCCATCTTCGGCGGCCAGCATACTAGAAATGGCACTTTGCGCTTCGCTGATACCGATTCCACCGCTAGGTAGTGTGTCGGATTTGCTCATATTGTAACACCTTTTTGCAAAATGGGCTTATCGCCCGAATCGGTAGCCAGCCACTCGACTGGTGAACTCCGAGAGTTTCTCTAGGCGCGACTTGGTAAATTTACCGTTTTCCGCCGCGATTCGTAGGTGTTCTCGGACTTCTTGTAAAACCTGAAGTTTCAGGTACAGCTTTTCGCGCGCCTCGACTTCGAGAGGTGAAGTCGTGGCCCACGCATTAGTGATATGGGTCGCCACTTTCTCAAAAGATTCTTTGAGAAGTTCATGGTTTAGTAAACGCTCGGCTTCAGCGCCGCGACGGATGATGTCTTCAGAGTTGTCCATTCATTCCCTCGGGCGGCATTTGGGGTGCGGCTTGGGCTTGTAGCTGGGCTTGGAGCGCGGCCATCTGCTGTTGGTTGACAGCGTTCATGGCGGCGCGGTCACGGTCAACCATCGCTTTGATTTCGGCGGTGTTGACTTGGGCGTTATACTTGAGTTCCAGTTCCTTGGCGCGAAGCATAACTTCGACGTCCAACTTGTCATGCTCAAGGTCGTCCTTGGCCGCCGCTTCTTGCTTCTTGAGTTCAAGTTCTTGCTGTTGAAGCACAATCTTGTCGGCTTCGGCCTTGGCTTGCGCTTGGGCAAGGATAAGTGCCGGGTCCGGCGGTGGCGGTTCAGGCGGGGCGGGCGGAGCCGGCGGGGTCTTGGCCGGGTCTTTGAAAAACTCCTCGGAGTTTTTGAAGCCAGCCATGTTGACCATCTTGGCCAGCGTGTTGCGGTATTCTTGGATGCCGACCAGCGGGTTGTCGATGCCGGCTTGCGTCATAATGGCTTCTTGCTTGGCGGCAATCTGGCCCAAGAACATCATGCGCTCGTCGTCATTACCCCGGCCAAAGCCGACGTTGATGACCACATCCATATCCGACGGCCACAGGCTCGGGTCAACCGGCACCCACTCGTTACGCAGTCGAATGACGCGCGAACGGTTCTGGTGCTTCTTCATCAGGCCAAGCAAGCCCTTATACAGACGCTTCAGGCCCGCGGCGAAGTGGCGGGCAATCATCTCAATCTGTTGTTGCGATGCCGACAGGGTGGCCGATACAGCGGCTTTGGTGCTGGACTGAAGGGCGTCGGCGTCGAGGCCAGCGGCGGCTTTGGAAATACCCGTACGGTTTTCCTTCACTTCGTCCATGTAGGCCAGCACCGGCATAGCGGCACCGCCAAGGAAGTTGGTTTCAAACGGCGTCACCATGCCCGGCGCGCGCTGACGGATAATCGCGCCGACTTCGTTGTTTAGGACGTCGTCGATATTGACTTGGCCGTCCACAACGGCGGTACGCGGGTTGATGGACTGCGCCAAGGAATCAAGCATACCCCGCATGAGGTGGGACTTGATTTTCTGGATGTCCATAACCGCTTCGGCCACAGAGTAGCCAAAGAACAGATGCGGCTCTGGGTC